CGGAACCTGCGGGGTTGCGGGAACGGTAGGGGTTGCGTGAGGGGGCTGAACCTGGGCCTGCCGTTTGAACTCTTCAAACTCCTGAAGGAGCTGATTATAAGAGTTACGCAGCTTGGCCTTTTCCTGGCGCTCCGCCTGGAGGGCGACTAAAGAGACCTTGCGAGGATCTTCAACCGTCTCGACAGGGAGTGGCGCTTGGACGGGAGCTGCTGCTTCCGGCGCGGGTTCAGGAAGTGCTTCAGGAGGAGCTGACGGGGCTTCCTCGGTTTCCGTTTCGTCATCGGACATCAACAACCTTTCCAGAGCTTCAAAGGAATACTCCTCTGAGGTTGACTCTTGGTCAGTACTTTCCGCAACTTCAATTGACATAGACTGGGGGGTTCTCCTTGTTAACTCAATAAGGAAATGAGAATACTTCCGATTACTCCCGAAGGTGAGCTGTACTAAGTAACCTGATGCACAGAATCAGAGAACGCTGTGTCGCTTGCGTATCCCGCGCTATATATAAAGACTTTCTACCTTCACTATAAAAGGAGGGTGCCGCAACTTTTGAATAAAATGAAACGGTGTGGCTTTTCAAACTTAAAAAATATGGTATAATATAGGTATGACTATAACTGTAGAGTTTAAACTTCGTGGAAAAATAGCCCAATATCATGCGGTTGATGAGGCTATCAAGACTGCTCAATTCATTCGGAATAAAGCCATCCAATATTGGATGGACCACTGGGGTGCCGATAAGTATGACTTGAGTCGTCTGTCTAAGAATTTGGCCGCCGAGTTCTCCTTTGTTAGCGCTCTCAATTCTACAGCTAGAGTAGCGGCATGTGAGAGGGCTTGGAGAGCAATCTCTAAGTTCTATGCTAATTGTAAAGATAGAAAAATAAGTAAGAACAACAAGCCAGGGTTTAAGCATAATAGTCGTTCGGTCGAGTATAAGACTTATGGTTGGAAAATATCGGTTGATTACAGGTATATTACTTTCAGTGATAAAAAGGGGATTGGTACACTCAAGTTGATCGGGACGATCCCGCTCAACCAGTACCCCAAAGAGAAAATTAAGCGCGTTCGGATCGTCAAGAGGGCGGGGAGTTACTATGTCCAATTCGTTATCGACATTGATAAGACAGAGGGCGCTCCCTTTACTGGCTCTATGATTGGTCTGGACGTAGGTTTGAAATCCTTCTATACAGACTCTAATGGTAAGGAAGAACCTAATCCGAAATTCTTCAAAGTCTCTGAAAAGAAGATTAAGAAGCTTCATCAGAGAGTTTCTAAGAAAAAGAAAGGATCTTCCAATAGAAAGAAAGCTATTCAGAAACTTCAAAGAGGATATTTGAAGACTCAGAGGCAACGTAAAGACTTTGTTACTAAGCTGGCAAGGTGCGTATACCAATCTCACGATTTGGTCGCTATTGAGAATTTGAATATTAAGAATATGGTCAAGAATCATTGCTTGGCTAAGAGTATTTCTGACGCTGGTTGGGGGTTGTTTAGGGAGAAACTTACCCACTACTCTAAAGTATTTGGTAAATCTCTGATTCTTGTCAACCCTGCTTATACCACTCAGGAATGTTCCAAATGTGGAAACATTGTTAAGAAGAGTCTTTCCCAAAGGACTCATCAATGTTCCTGCGGGTGTCTCCTGGATCGAGATCATAATTCAGCGATTGTGATTTTGAATCGGGCTATACAGCAAATTAATTTAAAAACTACGGTGGGGCACACCGAAAGTAACGCTTGGGGAGAGAACGACCTCTGTTCTAAACCAGTGGTGGTTTAGGGTAAGTTGACTCACTGAACCAAGAATCTTCTTAGGGAAACCGAGGAAGAGTGTCAATACTCTTATCGTAAAGTAGAGTATTTACAAGTTTGTAAAAGTAGTTTAGAAATTTTTAAATGTCTGGCGACTCTTGCCAAAATCCTGGTTACTAATCTGCCAGCCCTGTTTTCGTTTTCGAGCGACTTCAAACATTCGCTCGGCAATAAAGGCTTCCTCTTCCGGTTCCAGGTTCTTCAGCCGGTAGAGGGTATCGATAAAGAGGAGGGGGATCAGGGGGTAAGATTTGGGAGTATCCGACTGTCTAAACTCGATCGTTGTAAACCCATCGACCTCGCTTGTTTCAACATTGCCTACATCATCTGTGGTTACTAAATCTACCTTCCCGTACTTTTTAAACCAGAAGGGCGTCTTATCAATAGGAAATTCAATACTAAATTTGCGGGCCGGAAGCTCCTCGTACATGACGTTTCGCAAATTGTCTAGACATTTGTACAGATCAAACTGATACCCGCCGGGCATAAGAAAGTCATCACGGTGCGAGATTGAAAAATTTCCTGAGATATGACGCTTGAGGAGAATAGCATCATTGATAAAACTGGCGGCATGACCCGGCAAGAAGAGGGGCTTGGGCTCTAATGGCTCGATGAAAGTTATATTTAGATAATCCTTTTTGGAATCATCCTTACTAGAATCATTTTGGACTAAAGTTCCAAGGGCCGGGCCGAATAGACTCTCTGACATTGAATACCCTCTTTAGATAATTTGAGCTTGTTGTAAGAACGGGATGAGAATAGAAGCATCGAGGCTGGCAAGATCAGATCTTCCATTTTCGGCCAAATATTGACGAATAGCAGTTAATTCTGCGGATTCTCTAGGCCCGCCCTCGGCCTCGCGTTCTCTACCGGCCTGAATCATCTTCTCCCTTTCGAGCTGTAGCTTTGCCTCCTCAAGTTGAAATTGCCGGTCAGCTTTAATTTGCTCCAGTTGCAGTCGTCGATCCGCCTGTTCCTGATTCATCTGGGCTTGAGCCTGGGCCAACTGAACTTTCTGTTGCTGCTCAGCCTGTTTTTGGTCAGCTTGGGCCTGTGCAGCTTGAGCTTGCTGATCGGCCTGCTGAGCTTGTTGCACCTGCGCTTGCTGATTAGCCTGGCCCTGCTGCTCTTGGCTCTGGGCGGCCATCTGACTCTGAACTTCAGCTTGCTGCATTTGCTGCTGCATCTGGGCAATTCCCATCTGAGCCTGCATCTTTTGGAGTTCCAAATTACCGATCATGACATCTGCCACGCGCTGAGCAGCTTGAACTAATTTATCCTTATCTTTAACGTCGAAATATCCGGCGATTATAGGCAGTAGCTGGCTTTGCGCCTCCGGCGGCAGTGACTGCATTAACTGAGTTAACATTGAGAGTTGGGTTTGGCGGTCTGTCGCCAACATATTCTGCTCATCAACAACTAGATCGAATAAATGCAATTTGTTTTCAAACCGCCAGTTATCAGTGATCCCCTCTTTCTCGGCAATCCGAATCTTCTTCTTGAGGGGCATGTATTGTTCAACCAATGAGAGAAGCTGATAGCCTAGTTGTTTTCTAGCCCTTCTTAAATTGTCGAAGAAGCGGGCGATTACCGTCGTTCCCTGCTGTTGCTTCATGCCGATGGCCAACCCGGACTGGTACTGTCCGCCAAGACCGCGCATCTCGTCATTGGCCCCGGATAGCTGTCGGATCATGTTCTGGGACTCTTTCATCTGGTTAAAGTGGAGCTGGGAGGCGGCTGCCCGCTCAACCCGCTCCAGACGAGTCCCGATCGGCTCTTTGATCAGGGCGAATGGATTACCAAGATCTTTTTTAAGCTTGTCGATGCTCTCGTTGGTCGTCCCCCGCAGAATCCACTGATTGGCGATCAGTTCCAGAAGTGAGGAGGCTTTTCTCCGGTTGACTTCGCGCTGGGGGTCTCGCAAGGAGCGGATGGGACTTACCGGCTCTCCAGTGTGATACTTCTTGGACCAGATCACCACAAAGGGAAGTTGGCGGTGCCGAAAATCTACCGGCTCGTCCAGTAAGAAATTCTCATGGGTAAAGATGGCTCGCCGGATCTTGGAGATCCTCTTCTCGATAATCCTCACTTCGTCCGTCTGGAGCTTGGCAACAATCTCCTCATCCGAGATCAGCGCCTCATCGATAACCGTCTGGTCGCCGTACTCATCCAGCAAGACGTAGCCGGGCTCCATTACCCGGTAGTAAAGTTCAATGACAGTAAGCTGTTTCCGAGTTGGCTTCTGCTGCTGGTTTAACTTTCCGAAGTCGTAGAAGTCTTTAAACTGGTCCCCGGCCCGCCGATGATGTTGATGGACGTTCTTGTACTCATCCCAGGCCGTCTCAGTCTCATGTTCCAGCTTCTCTTTAAACTCTGGGAAAGCCTCAACCAACTTCTGTACCGCCACCTTCTTATAGAACCCGGCGTATTCAGCATCGGTCAGATCGGGCTTCTTGTGATAGGGATCAACACAGAACTCGTCGGAAGAGATTACCTCGACCGAGATTGGTTCTCTTCCTGGTTCGTCCGTGATGGTCGTGTGCAGCACGCCAAAAGCGTAAGTAAGAGCAGAAAGAAAAGCTTGTGCGGTTTTAAACTCCAGGTCGTTCTGGTCGGCGACGTACTTGATAAGGGCAGTTCGGGAGTTGGCGGCATCGACATCATTATCATTCCTCGGCAAGACTTTAATTTCTAAACGATTGCGCGACTCCATGCCGGTAATGACTTCAATGGTCGGCTCAATCTCGTTAATCGTTACTGGAACCCGCTGCTGGGCCTCGAACTGTTGTTTTTCCTTATCCGTCCATTGCTTCCCCTCGTAGAAAGCCCGGTCAATCTCGGCCTCCTCCCGCCAAGGCTCGGTCTTCTCCAGATACTCTTTAAAGTAAGCAAGCAGCTTTTCGTGGAGCTTTTCTGTATCCTGGTGATCCTTGGCTTCAATCAGCTCGACCATCTCGGAACCGGAACCTATAGGACCGTCTGAAGTTCCCTCCAGATCGTTAATACGTAGTTCTTCTGTCATTTAAAAGCCTGCTGCCCATCCAGTATCGCCATCCGGCATCCGATCATTCTTCTTTCGCAGCCAGCGATCCTCTTTCGGATTAATTCGAGTTGTTAATGGTCTGCTCATTAACAGATATTTGGCGCAGTCAAAGCTATGGTCCGAGACATTACGATCATTCAGGATATCTTCTGGATTCTTCGGGTCGGATTCCAAAGCTAAAAAAGTAGCCTGAGTAAGTGGGGTCTCCTCCTCGATAAAAATTAAGTAGGGATAGTCTTGAATATTGCCGTCTTTGTCTACCTCGTAATGGAGACGGCGATGGACTTCCCTAATTCCATTGATCCGATTGTTATCACCCGGAATAAAAAACAAACCCTCTTTGGCAAAAAGTTCTATTCCCGTCGGTCCCTGAATGGGGGAACCCCAGGGGTCTAATTGAGCACGATCTCCCCGCATCTTGGCCCGTTCCGCAGGATCAATCACCCGGTAATGGATCATCTCATCTTTTTCTTTGGCTTTGACTTCCGCCGCTGCCTCTTCATAAGTCAGGCGGAGCCCATCATTAAAATTGATCCGACCTTGGGCATCTCGTGCACAGCCCCCGTACTCCCGGTAAATGTAGAGCCGACCTTTGGTATCGGCGGCAGCCCACAGAAACCAGAAGGGGACGGCGTAGCCCCAGTCGCAGCCCATCATCCGAACCCAATTTTTGGGAATCCCGTTCTGCTCTTCTTCCTTGATCCCGTTCCGTTCGTAGAACTCTTCCCAACTCCAGATGTGGATTCCTTTTTTCAGGTCGAAGACTTCTCCGGACCAGACGTTCCAATCCCCCTCAACAAGGGCTTTAAAGCGTTTTTCTGGAAGATAGGCTAGCCGCTTACGATAATCGGCATCAATATGTGGGTTATCGCCCATGCGAGCCGGGATAAAGATTCGATCTCTGCCCGTCCGTCTGTCAATGATTCTAGTTCTGGGAGGGGCCGGGTCTATGAAATACTGTTTAATACTCATGTAGGCTCTGCCTTCGGGGTTGCAGGTGGCTCTTACATAGAGCTTCATTCCCTTGTGCTTGCCGCCATAACGAACACGAGTCTTGATAAACTCATAAACATCCCAATCGAAGTCCCCAAGCTCATCCACGGCCAAAAAGGCGATTTCTCTCCCCCGCCAACGAAGAGCGTCTTCCATGTTCTCCGCATAAGAAAAAGTAATTGTAGCCCCGGAAGGGAAGGTAAACATCCGCTCTGATTTATTAAATTTAGTGCCGGGGTAAGCAACTGGATAAATTGATTGGGCTGTGACTAGGAGATCCTTAAGTTCACCGTAGCTCCGACGAAAGATGACGGCTCGGTAATCGCTGAAATGAACCTGACCCATAGCATCAAAACAAAGACTCCAACTTTTTCCAGACGCAAGAGCCCCGCCGTATAAACACTCGAACGCGTCGCACTGGGCGAACTCTAGTTGCGGACCTGGAGAAGGAGCAATGATTTCTTGTTGAACAGTTGTCACTTCTTATCCTCTGATTCTTCCGTTCCCACGAATAGCTCACGGTACTTGTCAGAGACGGCTTTCGGCGGAACAAAAACCACAGTATTCAGGGCTCTTGGGTCATCTTTCTCATTGGCCTTCATAATCGTATTGAGGATCTTGTCCTGCATCCCGGTTGTTTGATTGATCAATTCCATCAGACCGAAAGCTTCCTGATACTCTTCCCGGATCATGTGTTTCTCCACTTTGACCCAGGCGTCGTCTAGAAAGGCTTGATAGGAGCGTACCTGCTCCTCAGAAAGGGTTTTTGGATCAACAAGAATCTCAGAGCGGTTGCGGATTTTTTGGCGGTAGGAGGAGGAGTAGAAACCGTGTTTCAAGTTATTGAGGGAGCCGGGGGGAGGTCCGAACGACTTGCCGCCGTGTTCATTACAATTATTTTTCTTAGTAGAGGCTTTGGGACACTGTTCCCCGTTGGTATTTTTTACGGCTGCTTGACAGCGAGGAGTGCTACCGTCTTCTAGATAGGGCTCATAATGGTCTTTTGGAAATTTATTCACTTTAAAAGTTGCCAAAATTGATGATCCCTCCTACCCTAATGTTAGTCTGGACAAAGTACAAGTTCTCAACCATACTGAGAGAGGTAGAAGGAGAACAGCGCTATGCAAAATTGGTTTGAAGGTCTAATTTTGGCCTTCTCAATGGCAGCGAACCACCAGGCTTTTCAACCGGAACAATCAACACTTTTTAAAAATCAAGACTATCCCAAAAAACATGAACTGTATGTCATGGCCAAGATTGATCAGAACCAACACTATGGAGTCCAGTATCGATACGCTATAACACCGCAAGTACAGGTGAGGTTGGGAATGCCAGACGTTCAGATCGGGGAGATGATGACGGGCGTGAGAGTTTCTGGATCTATCTTTGCGACAGAGTTAGATTTTAGGTTTGATTATAAAGGACTTAAAAGCGGCTCTGGGATGTTGGGAGTTAAGTTCTAATACCTGACAACAAAGAGATGAATTAGCCCCCACGTTAGTACCCCTAAAGAAACTACTACAGCAACTAATCCTTCAAAAGGGATGGTGATTTCCAAAGTTCCAGCTCCCACCAATTTGAATAAACCTGCAAAATAGCAGCCTTATGTTCAAGACCGGCGGAAACCAGTCGAATAATTTCTCGTAAATTGAGAATCGTCTCTCGTTTTTGAGGGTCAGAAAGTTGGGAGACGATCCGTTTAAACCGCTTATGTTTGGAACTCCCTTGTTGGACCCGGTGGACTTTCTGAAAGCTGATGTCTGGGTGTTCGATCATGTGGACAATCAGATGGTCGATCCAGCAGAGCCAGAGGAGATTCCACTCATGCTCCTTCCCCCCGAAAGAGCGCGGAATGGCGTGGTGGACTGTGAGAGATTTTGTACTTCCGCAGATCCAGCAGCAATACCCTTCCAACGACAATAGATCCTCCCTACTTCTAACTCTACTCCTTTTGAAGTTCACGTTTCAAGGGGTATACTAAAAGTAGGAGGAGTCGCAAAGATGACTACCAAAACTATTGAAAAAGCACCAGTACTTTATATCGTTAATTGCGATTGCGGCTCTCTTTTAATTACGGACGATATTACTAGCACAACGACTTTTAAACACACCTCCCAAGCTAAGAGAGGTAAAGGAGCCAAGAAAGTAGATCACTGCCTCAAGATAGCCGGAGAGATCGCCATCAAGACTCCTGCCGATGAGGCGGGGCTTGTCGGCCACATTTTTGAAATTCTAAATGCACAATCAGGGGTTATTAAAGTTAAAATAGTCGGAAATCTTCTCTCAGATCGTTGGAAAAATTACCTAAACGAAGAAGGAAATCGGTCACTTTAGGCAATTTTTCGTCCTCCGTGAACATTTTTCGACTATTTATGCTATCATAAAAATGAGGGGTCCGTTGTCTTGGGAAGTGATCAACCCCGCTGACCTCTCTCGGGACACTTACGGGCCTGGCCCAGGGGTAGTCGTTAGGATTGCCGGTGTCCAGAATGTGTTGGTCAAAACCCCCCGCTAGGCACAGGCGGATTGGCCGGGTGGCGTAAAACCTACTCAAGGGGCGAAGCGAGACTTATCTCGTGATGAGCCAGGGGTTTAAATCAATACAGAACTCGCCAAGGCTATGCGCGAAAGCGTACCCTCAAAGAGGCGGGTCTTTGCGAAGAGGCCGCCCTCCGTCTTTTGATAAGCGGGCCGGGGCGGCCTTTTCAGT